CTCGGTCATCTCTGCCAACCTCCACGACGTGGAGGATGGGTTTCCAGAGATGGAATAAGTACGTTGGGCTTAGTAACCCACACGCACTAGATTAAGCTTCCGGTCTAACCGGTCGCTCTAGCGTAAGCGTGACAGTGAGCAAATCAGACTTGAAAGGGCACAGCATGCCATCTTCCTTCCGTACCGGACCGAATGTCACAACCTATAAGACCCATATGGATGGGTCCACGGCTGTGCATACGATCTTTAACGGCTCGGTCGACGAGCTGCAATGGCCCGACAAGGTGCGACGGCGTAAGCCGTTGCCACCTGATTTGTTTCGTGCTGGCACTTATCGGAAACACGTTCGTGTCAAGTATGCGCCTGGTGGGAAAGCCTACCTCCGTGCGAAGAACAGGCCTACCTATTGGCAGCCTTATTACATCGTCGGAACTGAGGTTCACCCAACAGTATCGCGTGACAAGACGTTTATTACGATCCAGGACGAGAACTTCGACAGGTTAAACAACAAACTTCGGGCGCAAGCCCGTTCGTCTGCTGTCAACCTGGCGATGATGCTCGGTGAGTATCGTCAGTGTGCTTCTCTCTTTAGAGACCTGGCTACCGACGTCTGGCGCCTTACAAAGGCCGCTTTGACTAGGAACCCCAGTGCGTATCAACTCTTCGACCGCCGTACAGGCAAGTTGAGGACTGATGCAAACATGCGTGACCGTGCCTACCGGCAAATCGCGAATCGCCACCTGCAGTACCAATACGGGGTCAAGCCCCTCATGGATGATATGCAGGAGGTGTTACATCGTCTCGAAGACGGTCTAGGTAGGCAACTTTCTCTCAAGCTAAACAAGGAACGCGTCGTGCTCAGAGGCGGCCAGACCAGCTTAACACCCTGGTCGGACGGCTCGTATTTTGAGCAGGCGTGGACCCGATATACGCTTAAAGAGAAGATTGTCCACCAAGGAAGTGGCGAGGTTTATTTCAATGCTAACGCGTTGTTGAACTCCGTTACTCCACTGGGCTTCACAAACCCAGCAGCTTTACTGTATGAGCTGACTCCATACAGCTTTGTGCTTGATTGGTGGGTGAACGTTGGCGAGGTCCTTGAAAGCCTTGACAGCTGTTTAATCATCGATCAACTCATCGTGGCGGTTTCAAAAAGGAAAACCATTCAGCGTAAAGCTGAACTCCTCAATGAAGTTACCACGTATGACTATTCTGAGTACGAAAGGTTCGCACCCTCGGCGATTGGAACTGTGGCTTCGCTACACTACAAACCGTCCGTAAGTCTGGACCATATAGGAAAAGGACTGGCACTTCTTGTCCCTCTTCTTTCGAAGATCAACCGAAACGCCGCAAGGCGTTAACCAGGAACTATCATGCCCCAGGCTGGTAATGTGATCATCAATGATGGTCAGGCGACTCCTGTCGCTAAGACGTTCACTCCGGAGTCTGTGACTCCTCAAGTGAGCACGTTCGCCGATCGCACTAGCGGTATTGCGTTGGGTTTCCAACGCATCGCCGTGTCGACCTCGTTCGCGAAGTCGGCTGGTAGTGTGAACCGCACCAAGTACACGGTGTCGGTGCCGGTGACCCAGACGGTTAACGGAGTTACCTCCGTTGCTTACACCCTGCGCGCTAACGTCGAGTTCATCTTTCCGGATGGCTCGACGGATGCCCAACGCAAGGACGTGTACGCGTACGTCGTGAACGGTTTGCAGCACACCAACGTGCGTGCGAGCCTCCGTGATCTCGACCCCCAGTACTGATCGGGGGATGATGTCATGGGTGCTCAACCTAGTTGGCGCTGTAACCCTGCCCCTAAGGGGCGGGTCCCTGACTCTGAGCTGCTAAAGCTCGAGCTCAGGACGTTCTTAGACATCTGTGAGGCGGTTAATACCCCTCGCAGTCTCGCGTGCCATCTGATGATCATCAGCGGTGAGCTGGATCAGTACTTCGGCCTTCCGGCCGTGGACCCTGATTCTCCTTTCTTTGCAGATGATTATCTGGTGACCCAGATGTTGCGTAAGAACCCACGCCTCCCGCTCGGAATCGATCGTGCCCAAAAGGCTCTAGATTCCTGGTGGGAGGCTGAACGGGGCTGCGCCGCGTCTAACGTCCGCATAGGGCGCTACGCCGATGGCTTCTCCAGTGTGTTAGACTCTATCACGCCTGTGCTCAAGAGAGCTCGGGCAGAGATCTATCGCATACTGGGGTCGCTGTCGGCTCGCGACTTGCGGGTTGTTGAGCGGGGCTTCCGATTCGGACCTGGTGCTACAAGCACTATAAAGGGTCGGGATGTCCTCCTGTCTAAGAAAATGACCTCAAGATTTGAGGTTACCCAGGCGTTATTGCCTCTTCTCCCTGCTGTTGTCCCGGACTTTTGGGGCAGCTTTAACGGCGGCTGGCTAGATGCCACTGTTGTGCAGGGGAACGCAGTGACTTTCGTTCCAAAAGACGCAACGAAAGACAGAGCGATCGCTATCGAGCCACACGGTAATATCTATGTGCAACTCGGTATCGGGGCTTTGTTACGAAAGCGTCTGGCGGCCATTGGCTTAGACCTTGACATCCAGGCGGATGTCAATCGGTTGTTCGCAAGGTATGCTCAAGTCGACCGTCTCGCGACGATTGATCTGAGCAGCGCCAGTGACACCGTGAGCTATGAGCTTGTTAGGTTCCTGTTACCTCCTAGGTGGTTTCACCTCCTGGAAATCTGTCGTAGCCGCTACTCGCGGTTGCCGGATGGTACACAGGTACCACTCAGCAAGTTCTCCAGTATGGGGAATGGCTATACGTTCGAGCTTGAGACCTTGATATTCTACGCGCTTTCAGTCGCGTGTGGATCATTGTGTCCTCAAGTGTTCGGCGATGACATCATCGTCGAACAGAGTGTTGCGCCTTCGCTGGTTGGCGCTTTGGAGCTCCTTGGCTTCAAAGTGAACGACTCGAAGACTTTCCTGGCAGGAAGGTTCTTCGAGAGCTGCGGTGAGGACTACCACGACGGCGTCAATGTCCGCCCTATCTTTCTGAGGGGAGAACATGAAACGACCGACGAGGCAGTTGTCCGTTACGCTAATCGCGTGCGGGCTTACTCTCACCGTATCATGGCACGACTTGGCTGCGATCGCCGGTTTCTTCGCCCGTGGCTGCGCTTAATTGCGCAGTCCGCGGAAGCGAGGAGGACCGGTATCCCGCTGGGTTACGGGGATTCAGGTCTCATTAGGAACTTCGATGAGATCTGCCCACGTAAGGCCGGACGCGGCTGGCAGGGCTTTATTGCCCCTGTCCTATCGCGTCGTAAGGTTGTGAGCCGGCGTACCTCGCAAGAGGGCGCTTATCTCGCTGCCTTGGCCTTTGGTGCTCATGAGGTACCGCGCTCCATTGAAACGCCGCGAGGCGCCAAGGGAGCTCTGTACCGCAGTAGCATTCACGTGAGTGAATGGTACAACCTGGGCCCCTGGATCTAGCTTACCGTTGAGAAACGGCTGCTTCTGATTTAGGGCTTCTTCCCCCCACACAAAGCCTTTACGGCGGGGGGTGGTTGGGTGTTATCACCCGTGATTGATGGGAAGGC